ATACCCGGATTCAGATCCAATTTCTTTTTGGCCGCACATGTAGATGACCTTAGGAGGTAAGGATGATGGCGGGGTCCATTCTGATGATCCTGGGACAGTTGCGATCCAGAACTTTGCTTTTTGTTGAGAATTGTTTGGCATTTCATAGAGTAGAATTGATTTGATTAAAGTTGAATATTTGTTGTGTAGAATTTTATTAAGAAAATTCTATCTGAAATCATTTCTTATATGTTATTATTGGTTCGATTAAAATTCCATTTTTAGGAACCCTGACCCTGACCCTAACCCTGACCCTATTGCGCCATTTTGCTCAAATTGCGCCTTTATTTATTTATTTATCATAATATAAATAAATTTAACCATTTTACATAAAATTAATTAAATGGTTGTTGACCCTCAAGAAGCACAAGAATATAACTCTAAAATTGATGATATAGCTCAGAATTTTTATGACATGCATTACAATTTACAATTACTGCTTGACTCTAAACACAAATGGGATGAGTATGATTTTAACGACTGGCAGAATGTTAAGAGATACCATTTGGATGACATTCTGAAGTTGCAATATAAACTAGCAGCCAAGATGCAAGATGCAACTAAACCACTAATACAATAAACACACAATTTAATTGATATAAATAGGCGGCAGCCTCATCGGCAGTTCTTTCTTCTAAAAATTAACTAAATGAAATATGGAAGGAAAGTTACAAGACGTACAAAACGTTATGTACGTACTAGCAGGAAGCGTAGTTACCGTCGCAGTTATCGTCCTACTAGTTATCGCAGAACTTATCGTAAAAAAAGTTATGGAACAAAAAGTTACGGACGTAAAAGTTTTGGCAAAACCAGTTTTAAGAAGAAAACTGTCAAAAAGTGGGTTAGATCGAAGAAGCCCAGAAGAAGAATTTATTAGTTTTCCAAAATTATTTTAGCTGTCTCGCCTCTCCGCAGTATTACTTACTATAGCGGAGAGACACGAGACAAATTAATTAATAAAAATTTGTGTGTCTATCTAACCCCTTTATTCTTAAAAAAAATAATTAAATGTCCCATAATCCTGTTAACCCATATCGTACTCCTCAATCTATTTCTAGAGGTCGACGTTTTACCACCCCTGGTGCTGCAGCTATGTTGGCCTCAGTTGCTCAGATTGCTTATGATAATAGTGGCCCAATATCCGCAACTGCCAAAAGGTTTTTAAATGCTTATAATACTCAAAAAAGTACTCCTACTAAGAAACCTCGAAAACAATTTGTTTCTTCAAAAAAAGAAATTAATAAAATGCCCTCCGGTCGTTCCCTCTCGATGGTTGTTACCAATTTACCTGGTGCTTACACTGGTAAATTTTCTGGACCTTCTACGAAGGATTCAAAGATGAAATCTTTGGCACTTCGTAAAGGTTGTTATTTGCAATGGGAAACAGGAAAAACAATCACTCATGCTGATTCTTTAACTTTAGTTCACGCCTTACCAAACAGATCAATTGTGAAAGCAATGATGTATGCGTGGTTGCGTAGTTGGTCTGAAAAGTACACTCACAAAGCATGGATGACATATACTGTTGATTATAACAATATATTTTATATGCGTACTCCAGGTTTGGGAGAAGAGCAAACGTTTGCTATTGATGTTCAATATTATATCGATAATACATCCACTACATTGTCTTCCCAAAGATTATTTTTGGCTACAACTGGTGAGGAAACAGCTGATGTTATTGCGGGAGCAATGGCTGGATCAATACTTGTATTGATGCGTCAATATCCTAATATTCAATTATTAGATATTTCTGTTTACAGTACTAGTGAAGGATATACCGTAGGGAAAGATTCTTTTCAAGGACTTAATGTTGAATATCAGGTTTCTTATGTTTTGTCAATTCAAAGCGTTGCTGCAGCCGACGGGACAGATAAGAACCCTAACGAAGTTGTTGTCTATACTGGATCGGGTAACGGACCGCGACCCAAATTTCTTAGAACCGATCAGTATTCTTCTTATGTTGCTAGTCATTCTACAGGAATTGCTGAGCAAGCTCCCAATAGTAGCAATGACATGGGTTGCGAATCTTATAATGCTAATTCTTTTAACAATTGCCAACGAAAATATACGTGCCTTCTTAATGCCGGTGAAATTAAAAAAAGTGTTGTTGCTAAAACTGGCTCCGGAAAGTTATCCAAAGTTTTGAGAAGTTTGGTTGGAGTTGGTTCAATAGCTCATGATAATGTACAAAGTACTTTTGGCAACTACAAAATGTATCATTTTGAAGGAATGATATCAAAAACTTTTGATTCAGTAAAATTAGATATCGAATTTAATTTTAAGTGTTCTGCAATTGTAAAATCGACTTCCCGAGCTGTGATGGCAGAGACATCCACTGTTGCTCCAACTTTTTAAATAAATTATTATTTATTGATGAACTTGATCAAAGTGAACTATAGTTTTTAATCTTCTAGCCAAAGCACCCATAGTTTCCTCATCCAAGTCCTTGTACCAGTCTGTGTATGGCAAGTTACTAGTGATGTACCATTTTTTAGACTTTAGGATAGCTTGACCTCCTTTAACTTCAACCGCACAAGGGTACTTGTCTAACCATTTTAAAAGATGACTAATTTCAACAACACCACGAAATTCGTCGATAACAATGATATTTTCCCCTTGGTAACCGTCAAACCATTTAGTTGTGGGTGCCTTCAAATAATACTTTTGTTCTCCAATTTCATCAAATACCCGATGTGATTTGCCTGATCCACTAACTCCCCAAAAGAAATAAACTTCCTGTTCTCCACGAAAAGTGGGCTGAGCATAGTCTTTAGCTATGCGATTTAGAGTTGAGTAGTGGCGAATGAAGATGTCTGCTGGTACTTCTTCAATGTTGCCAGTCTTAGCCTGGAGCTTAATCTTCTCCCAGTCTGTCTTAGAGTTCCTCTTGAGTGGTCTTGCACCCAATACAAACCTAGAACCGGGCACGGCAGTATCTTCCTTGGTACAATAGGCTTCGGCTGCTTCTGACCTCGTCGGTTCAACATGAGTGTTGTTGGTGAAGACGGACAAACAGTAAGGTCTACGAACCTGCTGGGAGAAGGTAACCATAACCTGCCAGTGAATATACCCGGATTCAGATCCAATTTCTTTTTGGCCGCACATGTAGATGACCTTAGGAGGTAAGGATGATGGCGGGGTCCATTCTGATGATCCTGGGACAGTTGCGATCCAGAACTTTGCTTTT